TCTATTAGTCATACCAACTAATATTCTAAATTGTTCATAAACATTTAATTGACCTTTAGTATTTTTAGTATTTTCAACTCTTTGTACTAATCGCAAAACAGGATGTAATCTATCTATGAATAATCTAGTTAAAGTATTTTTAACATCTGTTACATCTTTTGGTTTTTCAAATTTAGTTTTAGATAATATTAATTTTACAGCTTCAGGAAATTCTAAACCTTCTAAAAATTTTTCATCAAGTTTTATTTTTTTACCTGTAATATCCTCTACTGTTCTTTTAATAGCTCTTGGTATTTCTAAATTTTTACTTGCTAAATCTTGCTTGACAGATTTATCTAATTTATAATCAGCAGCTAAATCTACTGCATCACGATTAGTTTTTTTAATTATGTTAGGAACTTTTCTTGCTCCTCTTTCTCCTAAACCAAATGCACCAAATAAAATTACAGAATCTATTAGTTGATCTTTACTTGGCAATTCTCTTTCTATGATTGCTCCTGATCCTTCAAAACCTGCAACTCTTCCTATTAGTTGTGGCAAAAATTTATTACTTAATCCACCAAGTTTAGCAGCAGCAGTAAGTTGTACACCTTCTTTTAATCCTGCTTTTATTCCTTCGTTTCTAAATATTTCCCAAAAATTATTCCAATTTGCAACTTGACCTTTTTCTCTCATAGTCATGTAAGTTTCTCTTATTGCACCAACAGTTAAACCAGAAGTAAAAATACTAGCGTTAGGTGAACGAGTGGCAAATAAAGTTAAACCACCTGTGGTTAAATATAAAGGTAAGTCTTTTACAATCCTTGAAGCATTGGTTAAATTTCTTTCAAGAAAACCTGTATCTTGAAAATCAACATTAAAATATCTACCATCTTCCTTTGTACCATCAATGTTTGGTATTCCATGAGCTTCTTGTATTAAATCAACAACTCCTGTATTCCAACCAGCTTTTATTCTTTCTGTAACATTATCTAATTTTTTACCTACAGCAGCTTCTAATAAAGATGAGTCATCTGGATTTTCTTTTTGTATAGTTTCTATCTCGTCATAGTCTAAAATTCTTGAGTAACCTATATCTTCTTCGTAAATTTTTTCTATTGCTTTTGTATCAACAGGTTCAAAACCAAAATCTTTTGCTATCTCCTCACCAGTAAAACCACCTTGTTTTAATTGTTCTACTTTTTCTTGTTTCCAATTATCTATTTCAACTTGACTAAAACCACCTTTTTCAAGTTGTTGAACTTGTGTTTGTAAATCTGCCATTATTATTCACTTATTCTTTTTAAATATTCTGAAGGAGTTTCACCTGGTAATCTTTTTATAGATTCATCAACTTCTTCTTTTTCAATGTTATCCATCATATTTTTAAATATTTTATTTTTATCTGATTGATATTGTATAAAATCTTTACCGATAAAATTTCTATTTTTATAATCTAATAATTCTAATGGTGATCTTCCTTCACTAATACCTTTAATATATAAAGAATACATATCATCTCTAAATCTTTTAAGATCATTATTATAACTTGTAGGATCAAGTATTTTAATTACTTCTGTACTAATAAGATTTTTTGTTTCATCTATAAAACTATGAAATGGTGCAAAAGTTTTTTTAAATTGTTTTGGATTTTCGTTTTGTTGTTTTAATATATCAGAATAATATTTTAAATCATCAAGATCAGTTTCCTCTCCATATCTTTGTAAAATAGATTTAGGCTCTGTTTCTCCTGGTAATATAAACTTATCAGAGACCAAATTAATTTTATCAGTTGCAATTAACGCAGATATAGCATTATTAGAATCAAAATTTGAAGGCACAGTTATTTTTTGTTCAGCATTAGATATAATTTTAGTATTTAAGTCTGTTATTTGTGTAAGTGCTTCTGAGTTATTTTTAAAAACTTCTTGAATAAATTTTTGATTGATACCTGTTGCAACACCTGCTTCAGAAAGAGCTTTATTAAAACTATCTGCTGTTGTAAGTTTTGCGGCAGCATCTGCTGCTTGAACTTCAAATAATAATTCATTTCTTTTTTCTCTAGCTTTTTTAGTAGCAAAAGTTCTAAACTCTTTTTTTTCTATATCTGATAATGAATTATAAATATTTTGTAAGTTTTCATCACCTGCAAAATTACCATTAATAGTTTCTTGGGTTATTTGTTTTAACGCATTTGGTGGAACATCACCTATACCAACTAAAGATATAGCATTAGTTAATGTAGAAAACTTTTGATCTTTGATAGCAATGTCTGCTTTTTGTGAAAATTCTATTATATCTTTTGATTCTAATACATTATACTTACCATCTTGTAATTGTTTTTTAAGTAAAGAAGGTTCAGTTAATAACATTCTATTTGCTACAGCAGTTGCACCAAATTGTTGATATTTTAATTTAACGTCTTTTTTTAATTGTGGTTGATCATTATAGTATGGATTAGAATCTAGTCTTTCATCTATCTGATCGTATATTTCATCTAATCCTGAACCATTAGGTTTTTGAGAAAGAGCAATAGTTTTTTGTGAAATGTAATCACTATCAATATCAGATGATTGTTTGAATTGTTCTTTTCTTGATTCAAGTAAAGCACTAGATTTTAACTGTGATGCAGAAGCGTAAAACTTAGATTTAAAAATTTGTTTACCAAAACGAGATAAGTTTTGACCTTTAGTAGATGACATAAAATTATATAACTTATCTACACCTTGGTCATAAATATTAGAAGCATCAGAGGGATTACCATTCTTTCCTGTTTCACTTGAAAGAGTTAAAAATCCTTGTGGTCCATTTTCATTGTCTTTGTAAGAGTCAGCAATTAATTTATCAACTTTGTTTGTTTCCTCTAATTTTCTTTCTTTAATATATTCTTGTTGAACAAAGTCAGATACAGGTTCTAAAGCTGTTCCAATATTTTGTGATAAAGGTATTTGTAAATTAGAAGTTACACTTGGTCCTTGTGATGTAATTGTAGATTTAGATTCAAATGTAGGTATCTTTGGCATTAGCTATATTTACTCATTGTTAATAAACTTGTTCCAACAGTTGTAAGTGTTCCTAGTTGTGCAAGTCTTGCTTGTTGTCTAGCAACTTCACCAGATATTCTAGCAAAGTTTGCTTCTTCAAATTTTCTACTTTTACCTATTTCAGTATTATATCTAGCAATATCTTTTTCTACTTCTGCTTCATATAAATTTGATAGTGCTATGTTTCTAGCTGTACCAGAAAATGTAGCACCAGATTTTAAAGTATTAACTACTTGAGTTCCTTGTAATTTTTTAAAACTTTTATCAAATTGAGCAAGTTCTAAATTTAATTTATCATCTAATATTTGTGCTTCTTGTTCTTTAACAAGAGCATTACGATTAGCAACAGCTTGATTGTATTTACCAATCGCACCTTGTTGTTTATAAGTTGCTAATCCTATTCCTGCTACTATTGCTTGTGGTACACCCATTAAAATATCCTCGCATATCTGTATTGGTCTGAACCATCAAAACCATAGTGTTTCATCAATCCCTCGTTTTTTAATCCTAACCACTCTGCAAATCTTATACCTTTATCAAAGTCTGATCTTACAGCAGTTTGAACTCTTTTAATATTATACTTTCTTGCAACTCTAGCAAAATCTTTTTTAATTGCTTTTGCTACACCAATAGGATGTTGCCAAACATCTTGTGTTGCAATAACCCAACCTTCTGCTACTTGACCCCATATCATTTTCATACCAGCAGCAAAGATAGGTTTATTATTTACTAATCCTGTAAAAGATAAATGATCTTGTACCAAGTTCATAGCATCTCCTTCATACTGTGCATCCTTATCCATAAGTTTATGATTCATTTGGCATGATAATATAAATCTTCCATGTTCAGCAGTATAAGGTACTATATATAGCATATTATCCATCATTAGTAGTTAATCTTGGGTATAACGATAAAATTGTAAAAGGTAAAGGTTGAGTTTGTCTAACAAAAATAAAACCATCTGTTTCATAGTTTCCTCTGAACTCTACCTCTTTATCTCCTGTAAATGGCGGTATACCTTCATCCATTAAATCAGCAGAACTCCTAAATGGTATTCTTTCCATATCATTTAAGTTTGGTCCAACTTCAACACCAATCGTTTCAAACATTCTAACAGTAATGTCATATATTCTTTTTGTCTTACCTTGTGATGTTCCATTTTGTGATCCAGCATTTAATCTCATAGTTTGTAGTAAAGATGTATAAGCTAAACCAACTTTTACATTTAGTGCAGAACGATCTAAAGTTACACTACCAGAACTTACAGTTTTATCAGGATGTGTTGCACCATCTGCTAGTATAGAAACAGTTTGTCCTTCAAGATGATCTAGTCCTGATATAGTAGTTGCAGCACTACCACTATAACTTAACTGACTATCTAAAAAATTAAATGATGTATTA